CTATGGTTTTGATGTGGCAATAAGTTTTAATCAAAGATTCGCTCTGATTAATCCAACTTGTTATGATACTGTTTAATGTGGTGGTGTCATCTTTTGCTAGATTCAAGTGTTGTGGTTTCAAACCGTGAAAATGTATTACATCATCTACACTAATCCACATAATAATCGTTTAAAAAAAAATATACAGGAGGACTTATGGAAGTTCCCCTGTACGAATATATTCGTATAAAAGTTTACGGTTACGTTTTACCACTATTGGCAACTCATCAAAAGGCAGTAATTCCTTCTTTTTTGCCTTAGCAGTTTTCTTGTTTTTTGGTTTTTCATCAGCCATACCCTAGAATCCTCCATTATTTTCCACTGCCTTCTTCTGCTTTCTCTTCTAAGGCTTCAACTCTTTCTTCTAACTCTTTAACTTTCTTCTTAAGTTTCATAGACATGAATATCACCCATAATTATAAAAAGAAAAAAAAATAGAAAAATGGTTTTTAGAGTAAGGCTGCTGCTTGTGCTGCGGTCATGTCCGCGACAACGATAGCATCAGTCCATTGGAGACTTGCATCGCATCTGATACGGTAGAAGTACTCGGTTTTTTCTTCAGCGACAACGCGATTAGGCTCCACGCTAAGGTCTTTCCAGACACCGTACCAAAGGAACTCAGGCACAGTTAATACACAGCCTGCAACTTTACCGTAGGAGGTTCTTCCATCAGCAGCATCAAGGACTGGTGCGTATTTTACTGGGATTCCCTTGTATTTTAATTCATCAGCATTCAAGAGACTGGAGTCGCCTAATCCGGTTTCACGATCAATGAGGAAGTTTCTGTATGCTTCGTAAACTTCGAAAGGTACATAGAAGACAAGGTCTTTCATGAGGTTTGCTTGTCTGTATGCTTCAGGTAATTTGTATAATGCCTGATTGAACAAGTCAACGATGCCTTTGGTGGTTACATCATAATCGGTTCCTTGTACGATGTGGTTGGTTGCTCCTTTTAACCATCCATTAGTAACACCGAAGAGTCCGGTCTTGGTAGTGTCACCATAGACTGCTAATGCTTCCAAGTCGATACCAACTGCTTCACCCATCATAGATAAGAGAGTTTGTTCGAATGCTGCTTGTTCAATGTTGTCCTCTTTATCATCATCGAGGATGCTGGTTTTTGCTTTTAATTTCTTAGCGTTTAACTCTGCTTTACCGAAACCAATGGTTGCTTCAGTCAATTGGTCTTCAGTATCACCGTTAGAATCATAACCGTTTTGTAATACACGGCCAACGATTTTGGTACTGGATACCACTTGAGATGTGGAATTCATACGGCGGAAACTTGCATCTGCTAACATGGTTTGACTGATAGTAGCAGCACGCATAAAAACATTAAACTGTTCTTCGTTTAAGAGTGCTTTAGCACCGCTCATATCAGAACGCATATTTTTAAAGACCTTTTTTTCTTGGTCATTTACAATTTGGGATAAAATATATTCATTTGGCATAATAATCACTTTTCTTTAGACATTATTTGTTTTGCTTTGGTTTCATCAATAATAAACCATTCAAGACCTTTAGATTTGACTTTTTCTTCAAGTTTGAAGATAGATGTAGAACTCATTGATTTCCTTTTACCATCACTGTAATAAGAATAACGGTAGGTGTAACCGCAAGGATAATTCTTTTTGGTTTCTATAGACACATTGAAAAATCCAGTTGAAGACCTTGCTTGACACATTTTGATTTTAGTGTCTTTTGGTCTTGGTTTTCCATAATTTGGATTTTTAGCACCTTTCATGACTTCGCTCATAATGGCTAATCGTTCTTTGGGTACTTTTTTACCAGTGAGTGCTTTGGATATTTTTTCAATAGTTTCTTTAGAGTGTTTGTGTCCTCTTGTTCCATCTCCGCCATTGGTGAAGTTGAATTTAGGATTAAACAAAGCGATTAATGTTTGTTCTAAATGGTTCAACCTATCTGTTGAACATTCTTCTAAAACATGAAGTGTGTATCTTGTTGGGTTATTTTGAAGAATTTTATTGATTACTTGTCTGGAATACATTGAAGGGCATTTGTGTGCAATATCTCTTGCATGAATGTCTTTTGCTTGACCTACATAGACGATATTGTCTGTTTGATTGTCAAGGTATCCGTATATTCCAGTAATCATATTTTCACACAATTAGTGCTTTCTTGTTCCATCAGCATTTCTACCGAGGAATTCGTAAATATTAACAGGCTTACTCTTCTCAGCAGACAAGTTATCATGCACTGGTTCTGCTTTGGATTCGCCTTTCTCACTTACTGGTTCTTCGGTCTCTTCATCTTCTTCTTCATCTTCTACTTCTTCTTCTTTAACTGGTTCTTCCATGGATTTCTCTGCAGAAGCTTCGGCCTCAGTTTCAGCGTCAGCTTCCGCTGGTTCCTCTTCTTCCACTGGAGTTAATGCTTCAGTTAAAGTCTTGGTGAACTCTTCCTGCAGGGTTTTGAGTGCATCATTGAAGTCTTTTTTTAATTGTTCAAGTGTAGCCTGCATATCTGCAACTTCACTTTTCAATGCAAGGACTTCTGCTTCCTCGGTCATGCCCATTGCAGAGAGCACTTTACTTTTAAGTGATTTAACATCTTCTTCCATTATTTCACCTTTGTTTACTTCACAGAATTTACTATCGTGTAAACATGGACTCTTTACGAGTGACACGGATAGCACTACTGGGTCAGGCACATCCCTTATAAGGCTGTTGCCTGAGCTACTAACATCTTTACAACTGCAAGGCAAAGGAGTATCCGGCTCGCTCTTCAAAGCAGTTAGGTACTCGTCCGCCCGTGACTTAGTGAAGACACTAGCACTATACCCAGTATAACCACCACCCAGTGCTAATCTTATAGCCTCGGGGTGGGTTATATGTGAAGTGACAAACCATGAACCAGCAGGGTAGGATTTCATGGATCCATCAATGAGGTGCATGGTAGTGTCTTCTGTTAGTAAGAATGAGTCGACGGGTTCTCCTATCCGTTCGCCGTTTCGTGTGAGTCCGTGTTCGTGGTCTATGAAACCATATTTTTCATATGACTTTGCGAATTCACGGATTTGTTCACTAGTTAGTGGTGGTTCCCCATTTACCCAGTCGCAGTCTTTTGCTCCTGGTATCATTACGGGGGCGGTTAAGTGGATTGTGCCGTCGGTTAGTGTTTTTATTGTTTTCATAAAGCATCAATTTCCGAAAGCCGATTATACTCTTCTTGTTGTGGGCTTTCTTAATATACACTCAAAGCAGTTTAAAAAAAAAGGTAGTAAAGAAAAAAAGATTAAACTAAATTGTTACGATAATCAAAGGATTAAAAATAAAAAATAAAATTAAGATGACTTGGTATTGATTGGCACAAGGTCAGACTCACGGAATGGTGAGAAACTTGGAGCCATAAAACCATAAGGAATCACAAACGGAGCATTACTACACCTACAATTAATCCATTCTTCAATAGGGCCGGAAGTGTCACCAGGAAACGCTAAACCATTGGAGTATTTACCATCAATCGGTATTATCTCCCCATCAACATCCACATGACTATCCCTTGTCCTATCATCATCTGCTGCAATCCATTGAGTATACTCGACACCGAGATTATTGTAGGTTCTCATGACCGCATTGTTATGTGCATTGTGGATTTCAGTACGTGCTATCCGTTTCGCTTCCCATGTTTCCAATTGGTCGAATCGTTTCTGAAGCATACCAGCCACTACATTGATTCCTTTACCACTAGTGTATCCATCTGTGATTATCTGATTGATTTGACTGGTGACTCTTGCAAGTGTCCTCTTACTCGCGGTGAATGTTTTCTCAAGGAGTTCGTCTTCAGCATCTCGCAGGGTTCCGAATAATTGGTTGTTTCGTTTCTTGATTTTAGCTCGGATTCCTTGTAGGTTAATCGCTTTCATTGAAGCATTATCCGTGAGGTTTTGTACTATTCGTTCTGCTTCACTTGAACCTAACCTGTATTGTCTCCTAATATACTTCTCAAGTATCCGATTGTATTCTTCCTCAGCATCAAGGATTGGTTTAGTGATTAAGTTGATTTGACCTTGCAGTAACTGGTAATCACTCCAGTATTCAGTTAGGTTCTCTTGCACCTCTTCACTCACTTGTTTGAATAATCGGGCAATGTCCCGTGTCATTGCCTTCTCATTATTCAATCCACGTTTATTCGCTACTTGTGAGGCTAATATCTGTCTCTTTGCTTTCAATGATTGGTTCTTCATTTGGTTGTGCCTCTCTTCTTAAGTCATCTTCCAAACTGCCGAGTATTGAGTCCACTTCGAGCATTGGATTGTTCTCGGTATTATTCCATACTTGTTCAAGTGGTACATTATTCAAGTATCTTGCATTCAGGTAATAATCATCAGGGTCTTCAATTGTTAATCCGAATTTTCCACCGAAGTTATCAATCAATTCCTTAATAGTCATAGCACCCCTTGCAAACAGGAACTCGGCCAATGCCAAATCCTTTGTGTAATCGATTGGAGCAACTTCTTCAATACTGAATCTCCAACTAGTGCAACCAAGTTCCGCACCGATTTGATTGATTAATGCTTCACACTCGGATTTGATTGGAGCGATAGTACCATACTTATAGGATGCCATTGTTGACTCGCTGTTACTACCATTCAGATTACCACTATCGAAGATGCCTAACCTTGATGGGTCTACCTGATGCGCGTGCAATACTTCATCACGGGTATCCTTACGATACATTCTGAAGTGTCCTTCTTCCGCTTGCACACTTAATGGTGTGATTTTAAGGTCTACATTACCCTCTTCACCCTCACTAGGAATAGTTATACATATTGCACTGTGTGGGTTCTTGATGACTTCCTTAATCTGTTGACCAATCTTATACCTGAGTGTCTGGGTTACATCATATTCAGGGTCATCAGGTTCCAAGTCATAATCCGCGAAGTCACCAGTAACAGTTATAGCAAACTTCG